TTCTTCCTCATTTTCCACCACATTTTCCTCATCCGTATCATAATTAAATATGTGTTCATTTTGAATTAATGATGTTATCTCGCCGGCGTGAAGATCTTCATATTCCAAATGATCTAATAAAAATTTGGCGTTTTGTTTATCTATCTCGTTAAATTTAATATGGGCATCTTTAAACTCAACTCTTTTTCCACATATTTTCCTACCAAATTTTGCACCTGGTTTATACTGTATTCTTACAACTTTTCTTCCAAAATTCGGGTTAAATTTATAGAACCGATGCATATTACGTATAAAAGATACCCGATTTTGCTGCCTGATGAAACCTACAAACGCGTAGTTGGACGTCAAATACAACAAAAGATACGGCTTAAAAATTTTAACTAGAACATCTTCCGGAAACTCTTCATCAATTGCTATCTTATTTTTTATGCTACCTTTTATACAATAATTGTTGTAATATTTGATCATCTTCATTATTTCAGGAACAAGCGTGTCTGCCGAATTTGTGTAAACATAATTGCGGATAGAGTAGTCTCTCAATATATACTCGTGTTTATATTTAAAAATAGAAAGGTTAAAATCACAATTAAAAAAATGAAAATATAAATCAGGATACAGATTCGTTTTATGTCGAATGAAAAAATAAATGTTGTATAAATCCGATTTTTTAAAAGGGATATTATTGTATGGGTTTTTAATAGGCAGCGGTTCTGAAAAAAACATGTAAGCATTCGTCAGTGAGGTATAACTAATTCTAATTAAATCATTAATATTAAACAGATATTTTGAGTTGTCTTGAAATATGCATATAATATTTTTGTCATTAATATGTAACTTGTTCAGAAACATATCTGTATCTGTGACGATCTTTGCTTTCTTGAACTTGTAATTAAATACAACCCGGTTCAGTATGTTATATGTTTTTTGTATTTTACAAAAATAATTAATAAATTCTGTTTCGTGACCCTTGATTAAAAACCCGTTTAAAGTATCATAAAAAAATTTATATTTAGCAGCAGTTGTCAAGTTTACACCCTGTATAATACTAAATGCTAACCTGATAAATGGGTCGACAACGGATGCCCTGTAGTCGGGTGAAAAAAAATCGATATCGGTGTGAGCGATATTCTTTATAATCAAATTGTATGTTATCATTGGGAGTGCTTGTGTAATATCATAGCTTATATTTAATATATTATATTAACTATAAATTTAATTTTTTTATGTGGGGGTTGAATATTTTTAGAATCCAGGATTATATGTATTGTCACCACCCATATCTTCACCTTTGATCGTGTTGACGTTGGTTTGGATGGAAATTTTATTCGTGCCACACGGGTCATCCGGATCTGTGACAGTTCCAAAGAATTTATCTAATTCGTCATCGGCATTCATTGGTCTATATTCGCTGGCTGCCTCTAGTTTCTGAAGCTCCTCGATATCTAATACCACTTGAAATGCTGCGGTTCCAAATAATCCTTCTTGACCACACATTACATTTGCTGAAATTCCACGCATCGTATCTAACTCCGCGTGTCTAGCTGCTCTCAAGAACATCTCAGGCGTCTCCTCAAAGGATGCCTTCGCGATAGGACCAATGTTATCATTATTAATACCGTGTCTGAAGATTGAAATCAGCTTTTCTGTGTATGTCATTCTATCAACTAACACGCTGTAGTTATGAAAGTTAATATATGTTCCATCAAATTCTACAACCTCAACTAACTCGTTGTAAATCGCCTGTCTTGCGGCTTCAATACCAAGAACATTGTATATCTCGACAATATCATTACTAACGGTTCTTTTGTTGTCGATAAAATCTAGTCCGAGAACGGCCAACAAATTTGTTCCAATGGTATCAAGAACCCAAATTTCCTGCTTTTTATATACTCCATTCTGTTCGACCATATTATCAATAATCTTTCTAAGAACGACCTTGTTGATCCCTTTTGTGCCTCTCAACACGACATTCTGTAGGAGTTGATCCTGGAAATTTTTCAAGAGGTAGATTTGGTCAGATTGGTCAAGGGGATTCACCTTTGCCTTCTTTTGACCGCCTCGTCCTCCACCCGACTTTAGCACCTCATTCATTCTAATTCTAAATATTAGTTTGTCAGAGTTGAAATCAGAATAAACACACTGGATTTGCTCATCGAAACAATTCTTTAATGTGAAGTTTACATCATCCATCGTAATATTTTTCTCAAGCATTACCTCCGGATCCATAACCATTCTGATAATCCACTTGGACTTTTCATTTTCGTCCGTTTGAAGCGAGCCTTCAGAACATTCTGTAACCATGTTTTCGAAAACCCTATATTGTTCAATCGTGTCTTTATCTTCATTAATTAGCGTGTTAAGATCATCAGGATCGAAACATACTTCAATTGATTTCACAACGTCTTCCAATCTAGTATGTTCCAACATATACATAATGGTATGTGCCTTGTCCTTTTGTCTTTCATCTTCCGGTTTGAGATATATACTGAGCGATGGATTTTTAATCTCACTTGACAATGACAATATTTCTTCAATTCTTGGCACACCACGAGTAACGTTCGACTTGGACGCAACACCCGCAAAATGGAATGTGTTTAGAGTCATCTGTGTAGAGACCTCACCGATACTTTGACCCGCAATCATACCAACCATTTCTCCAGGCGCAACGATTGATCGCTTATAATCAAGTGTAATCGTATCAAGAAGCAATGTTAGGGCCGCGCGATTAAACCTCTTTACAACTAACAAATCTTTTGGCGATAAATAGAAGAAGAACATTGTCTTGAACAGTTTTGTAGGCGGCGCATAATAGATTTTTTCTAGATTACTGTAGCAGTTTTCGATCATTTCTAGAGCCTCTAAGAATGTAATATCAACTAAGGACGACATCGTAATATTACACTGTCCTTGAATATTGTTGATTATGTAGTAGAACGCAACAGGAATATTTACAGACGAGTCACCCTTATTTTTGAAGACGTTTTTAATGATCTGCTCTCTTGCCGTAATCATACTGTCAATATACGTCTGCGTTTTATCAAGAAACTCTTTTGTCTGCTTCTTGTGTCTAGTTAGAACATTCTTCAAGAATATATTGCTTAGCGTCTTAACCTTTCCGTTTTCTTCGGGAATAAGATAATGCGCATAAATATCCTGAGTGCTCATTGACACAATTGGAATAGCTTGATCTTCGACCTTGGTGGTGTCGATATTATCATCTCCATACGCAAACTGGACAAGCTTATTTTTATTGGTTCTAACAGTCATATCGTAGCTAACCATAAGATCTTCTAGACCCTTGATCAATCGTCTTTGAATATAACCAGTAGTAGATGTTTTTACAGCAGTATCGATAAGACCTACACGACCACCCATTGCGTGGAAGAATAATTCCTGAGGCGATAGACCGTTGATATAAGAACTCTCTACAAATCCGCGGGCGCTTGGAGAGTCGTCGTATTTAGTAAAGTGTGGTAGTGTTCTGTTTTCAAAACCGTATGGGATACGCTTACCATCTACGTTCTGCTGACCAAGACAAGAAATCATTTGCGAGATGTTCAAATCTGAACCTTTAGATCCCGCATTTACCATGATTACAAATCTATTGTCCTTGCCCAAACTCTTAAGACCAATCTTGCCCGCTTCTGACGTAGCTTGATTAAGAATACTATTTACTTGAGTTTCAAACTCTTCTTCATTGGTTTTACCCGTATTATTTTCAAAGATGCCGATTTGAACTTGGTTAATCAAATTTTTCACATCCGTCTTTTTCTTTGTAATTACCTGAATAATCTCATCATTTGTCTTTTGGTTGGAAATCAAATCGCTAACACCAACACTGAAGGCACTTGACTTCATATACTCAGTTACGACATTTTGTAGGTCGTCAATAAATTTCGCGGATGCCATATTACCAAAGTCGTTACACACGCGCTGGAGTAAACCCTTAGTTCTCGCGCCCATAACACTCTTGTCCATTTGTCCGCGAATATAAGCACCATTGCGGATTTCAATAATCGCATTTGATGTTTTTGCGTCGTCCTCCTCCTTGAACGCCTTTGTCTTATATTTCATCGAAAGAGGAGGCATTATCTGACTCAAAATGTCAAAGTTTGTAATTCCGCCGTCCTTCTTCACATCATCTAGTAATTGTTTCTCGTTTACGCCATTAAACATCATCAGAATATTCATCGCGTCTCGTGGACTAAAACGAATATTTGGTCTGGTGAATTGGTATGAACCAAGCATAGAGTCTTGATAAATACCAATAATGGACCCATTATTTGCAGGGCTGACAATCTGATATGGGACTGCCGCCAAATTTCTCAATTCTGCCTCAGATTCTGGATCCTGAGGCATATGTAAATTCATCTCGTCTCCCGACGTGTCCCCCATGTTTCCAAGGGGGTCGGACTGTATCTTAAGCAAGCTCAGGGTGGTTATTCCTTCATCGCTCACCAACACCGGTGCAGTCTCTGAGTGCCCTCCAGTAGTCTACCAAGCGACCTTAGGAAGTAACACTGCGGATTGCCCAATTCTTCAACATTATTACCGCTGGGTTCGGCTATTAACCGAGTTCCCTCAAAATGTTTCCATTAAGAGGTGGTAGTTGAAGACTCTAAGGGGTTTCCCGCATCAGGGTGTTTCGCCAAATGATTCTTTAAATTATTAATAAATTCTATTGCATCTTTTCTACTTTTTTCTAAAGGAATGTGAACTCCACCAAAATCTGCTTTACATTTTTCAATGTAAACATACCAACCATATTGTTCGTTATTTCTATTTAAAGGTCTTATGTATTTTTCAATATCATCGTCAATTTTGTCGACACCTTTAAATCTTTCGGCTTTTTTATCCTTGAAATAATTAACCACACCATTAGACAACCTCTTTTTGCTTTCGTCACTGTGAGTAAATACGCCTCCACCGTTCTTTAGATTATACCCGTTGGGAAATAAACTATTAAACTCTTTGATGTAATGTATTTCTCGTTCATCGGCTTTTTCTATTTCACAACGTTCTATTAAATCAACTTCAAAATCAGCAACACCATATTTTCTTATAGCGTTGTTTAAATAGTGCGATTGGTTCTTTTTTGTTGAGAAGGCCTCTGAAATGTGACATCTAAATCTTCCATGGTGTCCATATGGTCTATATCTTTTATGGTTTAATATGTGAGAAACGGACTGTCCCACATATATCTTGCCATTAGATAGGTTTGTAATTTTATATATTTCACAATATCTTTCGGACGAATCGTCAAGAATTTTGTTTGATAGTTGTTGGTATTTTGATGGTTCCATTTCTATATATTAATATTTTATTTTTATATTGTTTTATATTTTGAATCATTTGACTAGGAGGTTACACGTTTTTAGCGCCTCCTGTTTTCGACAGAGCATTTATGGTAACAAAATGTGTGTTTATCGAAATCGGCATTGTATGGTTTAGTGTCTGCAACGTTCATTCTAAAAGTATCACCTCGCTTCATAATACGTGCGATATGACACATCATACTCATTCTATGAAGAGTTGGTTGACGATTGAATAGAATCGCGTCACCGTCCATCATATGACGATGAACAATATCGCCA